TCTGATCTTTCTGTATCTCGCGTAATGACACTTCCAAGTGCTTCAGTAATGGGCGCTGGAAAAGTGTTTATTATTAAAGAACAGTCAGGAGCTGCATCACAATCTAAATATATTCAAATTCTACCTCAGTCTGGTCAACAGATTGATGGGCAATCTGATTATAAAGTTGTAATGCCTTACGAATCGGTAATGCTTGTTTCTAACGGAACACACTGGTTCATTATATAATTTATAAACTTGAGGGGTTCAGAGAAATCTGGACCCTTCTTAAAATATGTCCAAACACTATACAAAAAAGTTTAAAGAGGTCTTCGAGGAAGTCCTCAAAATCGCAGAGCTTGAAGGGCCAGAGAGGGGCAAACTGGCCTTTCGAGACGCGATGCTTGCAATCGGACATGAGGAGCGTGTTAGGAACCTATATAGGGTTCAAGACAAGCTTACTAAGCAAGCCAAGTTCTTTGTACCAAATGCTCCACAAGAACAGTATTTAAAGACAAAAAGTACGCGTAACATTATCCTCAAATGTAGGCAAGTTGGCTTTACGACTTTAAACTGTATTCGTGCTTTAGATTATGCTTTGTGGGAAAGCAACATGCGAACCGGCGTTTTATGCCACAAGTTGCAAGTTGTTAAAACCATCTTTAATGATATTACAAAATTTTGCTATAATTGGTTCCTAAGAGATTGGGGCCATATGTATAGACCAGAAGAAAAAAGTGATTCTTCAACCTCTCTCTCGTTTGCAACTGACGGTCTTGGCCGTCCATTAGAATCTTCAATTCTAGTGCTACACGATTTCCGAGGTAAGACTATTCATTTTATGCATGTATCTGAAGCATCACGTTTAGAAAAAGATCGCCTTGTTGGTTCACTAAACGGCGTACCGGATAACGGAGAAATCACGTTAGAATCAACCGCAGCAGGTAGATCTGGAGAATTTTACAGATTGTGGCAGTCTTGGCGAAACAATAAACAAACTGCCCCTTACAAAGGATTTTTTGTACCTTGGTATAGATACTACCCAGAAAATATAGATGACTGGGAATTTCCAAAAGAAGGCACATTAAGTAGCAAAGAAATGGAAATGCTAGAATCATACCCAAACAAAATCACTAAGAATCACATTTTTTGGCGCAGATACTGTATTGAAGCTAAATGTGGTGGCGATGAAGAATCGTTTGAAAATGAATACCCAACGAATGATTTAGATTGTTTTTTAACTGGCGATGCCAATGTGTTTTCAAGTAGCATTTTAAAAATGCAAGACAGAAACACAAAGCAGCCAGTATTTGTAGGGCATCTAATTAGTCATGGAAATGTTTTAGAGATCCATGAGGATGCTAAAGGTTGTGTCAGTGTTTGGGAAGAACCTGAACCTGCGCGTGTCTACGTAATTGGAGCTGATCCAAGTGGTGGTGTCGGACAAGATAATGGAGCTGCCTACGTAAAAGATACGAAAACCGGAAAATTAGTTGCACGTATTTGGGGTGATTTAACCCCAGATGACTTTGCAAAAGAACTATATAAGTTAGCTAAATTTTATAACAATGCTTGGATATGCGTTGAATCAAATAATCATGGTCACGTTGTATTGCATGTTCTTAAAGAGATTGGTTATCGTAATCTCTATAAACGATCTGCAATTGACGAAATGACCAATAAACCAACTAAAAAAGTTGGGTTTTTGACAACCAACCAAAGCAAGATTTTGATAACTGAAAAGTTAAAAACTGCAGCTAAAGAAGGTAAAGTTATTATCTTAGATGCAGATTTAATTTCCGAAATGTCAACCTTTGTGCAAATTTCTGGTAAAAGTGGTGGAACGGTAAAACGTGAAGCTTCATCTGATGCTCATGACGATCTTGTTATGGCAGCAGCTTTAACAGAAGAAATGCATTCGGCTAGAGACTGGGATACAACTACAGAAAGTACCATGAATGAAATTATGGAACTAGTTGTAGATCCTGATACTGGCTTTATTGTTGGGTAATTTGGCACACTGCTAAGTTACTCTTGGTGAGTGACAATGAAAAATCCATTCGAACGTGATGAACAAGACGTTCAAGAACGTGATAGTGAAAAACATGCTATTCGTGTTGTTAGGGCATTTATGCTTAACAGCAAAGAATATCGTGAACCTCATTTAGAGTTAGCTAGAAAATCTAGAGAACTTTATGAAAATTGGAGTCCTTCCGGTCGTTCTATTGTTCAACGTGCTAATCTTAAACTTCCTTTTGGTTTTACAATCATTGAAACACAAACACCACAAATTGTAGACGCCTTCTTTAGAGGGGGTAGTGTAATACAATTTAAAGGTCAAGATTATCAAGATGCTATGTGGGAAGATCCTATGACGGATTTCCATCACCACCAATTTGAAGAAATGGGTTTTCAAAGCAAAACCGCCAATTTTATTAAGGCTATGTTATTAGACGGTACAGCCATTGCAAAAGTACCTTACCGATATAAAGAACTTGAAACCTTGCGTAGAGTTACGCAAATAGATCCTATTAGCGGCATGCCTATTTCGATGAAACAGCCAGCCGTAGAGGTTCTCTTTGATGGGCCTGATCTTGAGATTGTTCCTATCTATGATTTCTTTCCTGACTGGACTGTTAAACGTCCCGGCGATGTTGTTGCTATGCGCGGTTGCGTACATCGTACCTACAAAACCATTACCGCGTTACGTCAAAATACAAACTACAAAAACGTAGACGAGATTGAGATCAGCCTTCAAAGTAAAGGTAATTCGGCATGGGCAAAACCCTATTATTCAGATGACTATAAAGCAGACTTCGATAAACTTAACGACAACGTAGAAGGTATCAAAGATGAAGGTGAAGTAGAAGTTTGGGAATACTGGGGCTTATTTGATCCTAAAAAAGATGGTGAATTTAAAGAATATCTAATCGTTATTGCAAACGGCGATGTGGTATTACGCATGGAAGAAAACTTCTATGATTACAAATTTAAACCGTTTGTTGCATGTCCTAACTATTCTAGAGAATCAGAATTTTATGGTATTCCAGAATTGTTGGCTGTTCGTTCCTTAATTAAAGAAGCCAATACTCTGCGTAATGCCAGACTTGATAATATCAACTTATCTGTCAATCCTATGTGGATTGCAGACCGAGCAGCAGGTATTAACACTAAAAGTTTATTTTCTAGACCTAATGGTGTTATCTGGACTAATGACATTAATGGTATTAAACCTCTTCCACCTATGGACCCGTCTATCGGATCTAGAGAAGAGATGGCCTTTATCCAAGGCGATATCCAGAATGCAACGGCTCTTGTAAATGCAGCTCCTATTGCTTCTAACTTAGGTAAGCAATTTGGCCGTTCTGCAACAGGTGTTAACTTTATTCAAAGCTTTGCAAGTTCTAGAATCAGTCTTAAAGCTAGAACATTGTCTGAAATGTATTTTAAACGCGTAGCGCAAATAATGCTTATGACAAATAGGCAATTCGTGACCGAGGATCACTGGGTTAGAGTTTCTGATCCTAACTCACCTAACCCATTCACGCAATTGCCAGCGGATGCGTTCTTCCGGTCTTTTGATTTCGTGGTAGAAACAGCCTTAGAAAATGGGGGACCGGAGGGGCAATTTCAAAAGATACAAACGGTCTCCCAAATACTTCAGGCTATTGAAAACTCTCAGCCCGGAACAGTCAAATCTGAGGTATTGCTAGAGGCCCTATTACGCCCCCTCTTAGGACGTCAGGTTAAACGTTTTGTAAACAGCCCAGAAGAGCGGCAAGCAATGCAAATGCAGCAATTAGCAGCCCAACAGGCTATTAATGCGCAGCAAGGAGCAGCTGCCCCTCAACCAATGGGCGCTGAACCACAATTAAATCAACAACCAACACTTGACATTTTAACCGGACTTGGGTTACAATAAACTATGTTGTACGAAAATGAAAATCTAAAGTTATGGATGCCAGAAACTGGTGAATTTACATCTAAAGAAGAAATTATAGATGGTGAAAAAAAACGCATAATTGAAGAAGGCCATGCTTTAGAAGCTATGTTAAGGTCTGATGGCTGGAAAGTAGTTAATAGTTTACTTGTTGTTACAATAACAGATTTAAAAGAAAAGCTTGCTTATGAGCAAGATATTGAAAAGATTCGTCGCCTCCAAGAGGCTATAAAAGCTTACCAAAATGTCCTAACCTATGTTGATTATAAAATCGCAGAGGGTAGGGCTTTGGCTGAACAAAACCAGTCCCCTAAAGAGGGCTAAACTGTAGGAGGAACACATGGCAAACGAGACAATCGCAAATCAACAGGCGACCTCGCAAGAAAGCAATGCTCAGGCCACAACTGAGCAACAGACCCCTGAGTTGTCTACTCAAGGACAATCTGCAGCAGTTGAAGACGCTAACTCTATACCGCAAAAATTTGTTGGTAAGAGTCCAATGGAAATCATTCAAGCTTATAAAGAGCTTGAGCGAGATCGTGGACGACTAGCAAGCGAATTAGGGTCAGCTCGAAAAGACAAAGAGGAGCTAGAGACAAGATATAAACAAGTTGAGAGCGCATACGCTACTCATCAAAATCAAGTCCAAGCACCTAGACAGGTTCAAATCCAAGCAGAGGAAGAAGTGGACCCTGTTTCTGTATTTGAGGCTAAGTTTGAAGAAGATCCAAGAGTTGCTATTAGAGAGGCTTTAAAAGAGCTAAACAATTCTGTATCTAACAAACTTAAAAAACAGACTCTTGCACAAATGCAAGCAGAAGCTGTAGAATACTACAATACACAGAAGCGGAATAATCCCGACTATGCTAGACGAGAACCAATTATGCAGCAACTAGCAGCTGAGTTATCTGATATAGTAAAACCAGAACATGTTAACTCTGTTCGAGTTTTAAAAGCTTTAGATTTAATGTCTAAAGGATTAAATATAGATCACTACACAAGCGAAGCTGCTGCGCGCGCGCAGAAAGATGGTCTTTCTGTGCGATCTGAAAAACAACGTGCGCAGTCAGAATCGGCCTCTTCTCAAGGTGATAAGCAAGTTAGTTTTGCTGAATTATCCTTAGATGATATGCGTAAAGCATTAGGTAGATCTGACGACTAATTAGGAGCTAAAAAATGGCTACATCGACAACTACTACAAATGCAGCAAATCTGCACTTGTATTATGAGAAAAAACTCCTTAGCACACTTGAACCTCGTTTGGTCCTACAACCTCTCGGAAGAAAACAAAGACTTCCAAAAGGAAATGGAAAAGACGTTAAGTGGCTAAGATATTCAGCAATTGCTGGATCAGTAAGCACTTTGACAGAAGGAACTCCTCCTGCCGAAATCGCTTTCAGTACTTCAAACGTAACAGCATCAATTTCCCAATACGGACAATATGCTAAAGTTTCTGACCTTTTGTCAGACACTGCAATTGATCCTGTAATGGATAATTTGTCTGAGCGATTTGGTGTTGCTGCTGCAAAAACTATTGAACAACTTATCGTAAGTGAGTTGGCCAATAACTGCGCAAACCAAAACGTAAACAACCGAGCAAACTTTGCTGCAATCCAAGCTGGCGATGTTCTTTCACACAAAGAACTTATCGAAGCTATGATTCGTCAAAAAGCAGACTACATCGGACCACACGAGTCTGGTGATTATGTTGCAGTTCTTCACCCAAGAGCTGAATATGATCTGCTAGTTGATACCAATGCTGGCTCTTTCCTAGACATTCAAAAATACACCGATAACCGTCCTTTAATGAACGGTGAAATTGGTAAAATGTACGGGATGAGATTCTTGGTTTCTGACAAAATGCTAACTTCTGTTGGTAGCGGAGTTGGTGGAATTGATGTTCATCAATCTTTCGTCATTGGCGAAGAAGCTTTCGGCGTTGTTGAATTAAACAGCGATGCAATGAAAATGATTGTAAAACGCCATGGTTCTGCTGGAGCTAACGATCCGTTGGATCAGTTTGCAACAGTTGGATACAAGATTAACGGCTTTGCTGTTAAATATCTTGATGCAAGCTCTAAACGAGTTATTGCAATCAATGGTGCTTCAGGAATCTAATGCAAGTAGGAGGGGGTGTGGGAAATCTACTCCCCCTTTTCATAAAATGTTTACACTAGTACCTGCGAGGCAAAAAGCTATGCTTATCGGTGACTTTCAAAAAAGGCTTAAAAAGGCCAATCCTTTGCTTTATGTTCAAACGGATAAGTCTATAAAAAGAGAAGAAGGTCATAGACATTCGGGTATTTACCTAAAAAATCCTAAAAGACATGATATAAACGTGTCTACTGAACAATATGGTACTGTAAACTCTAACCATATCAAATATTTAGAAGCCCTAGAAAAAGGTGAGTTTGACTCATTTATTTGTGGAATTTGTATTGACTTTATTCCAGAATATGATATATTCAATCTAGAGTATTCAAGAATGTGCGTACCGGGCTGGCGCAGTATAGCTTTAACACTGGTAAATAAAAAAGTAACAACCCTAGATAAAGTAAGAAAAGCATTTAATTGCAAGGGTTTAGGCGAATCAGATTACGATAAAATGAGCTTCTTTCAGAAGCTAGAATTCGCAAAGAGGTTTGAAGATGGCAATTAATCAAACAACAGGCTATACTGGAAATGATATAGTTTCTAGAGTTACTAACTACGTAGGTAATACCAGCTCTACTTTTAGAGATTACGTTCGAGAAACTGTCCCACTAGCAATATTTAGATTTTGTAAAATGCATGACTGGTCTTTTTTAAGAAAGACCGGCCTTACTCTTAATACAGTTACAGGACAAGCAGAATACGATCTTTCCGTAGCTAATATCGGTTTTTTAATGGCGTCTACTGACGTTGAAACAATTCGAGCTGAAGCTGATGGTGTTGTCATGAAACGAATTGATTTAAATCAAATTAGAAGATTAGACGCAGAAAATAGTGATGGTTCTGTTAATGATACTCCTTCACACTGGGCTATTACAGGAGACAATTCAATAAGAATTTGGCCTCCAACAGTTAAAGCAATGGCTCTTAAAATTGATGGTAAAATAACACCTACTGTACCAGATCCAGATAGCATGACATCTGCAGTACCAATTCCATATAAATATCAAGAATCTTTAATTGAATATGTTATTGCTTTAGCCCTTGATCGTGAAAATGATGATAGAGCATCGGTTAAAAAGCAAGAAGCTATGGCATTAATTAGATCTGACATTTTAGATGACATGAGAAATCTTGGTGAAACTGAAAACCCAAGAATTAAATCTTTAATGGAGTCTCGTTTTGACGGTGTTAATGGTAACAGCGACGTTCCGGGTTTTAATGTTTGGGATGAGTAATGGGTACTAAGAATTACGTATCAGAATTAGAATATTCAGATGCAAAGGGTTTAGATACCACTTCGCCTGAAAATTTAATGGCTCCGGGATACGTACGCGAAGCTCTTAACATTAACATTGGTTCTACCGGTGGTTATGTAAAACGCAGCGGTTTTGTGGAAGCTTTAGATACGCCGGCAACAGGTTATAATATTCGTCAAGGTATTGAATTTAAATTAAGTAATGGAACTGCCCAAACTTTATTATATGCTACAAACAATTCTACAGCAGCCTATTTAGGTAAAATAGTAGCAGGCAGTCTTGTTTCTGTTAAAAGCGGCTTTGGTTTTAATGGTAGACCTTCTTTTGCACAATTAAGTGATAGTCTTTTTGTGTTTGACGGTGGCAAGGTACTAATACCACAAGTTTATGAAGCCCAGTCTGCTACAAGAGATATGGGCATCGATCCCCCCTCTGCCCCCCCAACAGGTTCTGCCTCTGCAGGTGGTGATCTTGAAGAAGGACAATATGTTTATGCTTACACATATGCCTTTTATTATAACAAAACAAGTTTAAATCTTTTAGGGGATACTACTCTTGTATACAGTACAAGAATTAAACTCCCAGTACAAACTACAATACAACGAGATGCTATAGTTTCTCCAGAAGAAGGTTCAGTAATATATAATAGCACAACACAAACAGTAGAAGTAAAAAACAGTATTCAATGGCAGAATTTAGGAAATCCTATTGGATCTATGGTAATGTTTGCTGGGTCGATTGCACCTTTTGGCTGGTTGCTTTGTCAAGGTCAAGAAGTTTCTCAATCAACATATTCAAATTTATATTCTATTGTAGGTTCATCTTTTAATACTGGTGGAGAAGCTATAGGAAATTTTAGATTGCCTGACATGAGAAGAAGGGTGCCGATGGGTGCTGGCGGATCTGTTCCTGCCGGTGCCGTTGTTGCTACAAATACAGTAGGTTCTACTGGCGGTAGTGAAACTGTAACGCTAACAACAAACCAAATTCCAAGCCATCAACATTTAACAGATACTTTAGAAAGGGCTGCATCTGGTAGTTATTATAATGCTTATGGTACAGATGGAATAAATCATAGCCGTGGACATGAAGCTACAAACACTTATCCAGTACCAGGAAGTCCGTGGGTATATACAGCTAATACTGGGGACGGACAAGCGCATAGCAATACTCAACCTTCATTGGTCGTAAATTATATCATTAAATATTAAAATGCATTTACGTCCAGTTACAATTGAAGACTTTAATATGGTTATAGAATGGGCACAAGACCCAAATCTAGACGAATATTTTAGACGTACACCACCATTGTGTGACTGGGCAGAACCATCTAAGTTTATGCAACAAATGGGTGATAAATATATAGTAATGAAAAATGGTAGTGCAATAGGTCTTCTTAGCATGGGCATAGAAGATCATTTAAGTAGGACGGCTAAATGGGGTGTTCTTTTAGCTAAAAAAGATCGTGGAGATTCTACTAAAGTTAATGAAGTTGTCAAAAGCATTCTTTTTGATAAACTTGGTTGTAATAAAATATTTTGCATAATACTATCGCATCGCGATGGTTTAAAACAAAACTTAGAAGCCGCTGGTTATGAGCATGAAGGTACTTTAAAAAAATCATGTTTATATCGGGGCAAATTAGTTGATGAGTGTTTATACTCACTACTTAGGAGGGAATACTGGGCTGCTGATGCTACAATATTAAGTAATTATCAATTATCTGATTCCGCTTCTGTATCGCTTTCAGGGGATACAGAAACCCGACCTGCAAATATAGCTTTAAATTATATTATAAAATACTGAGTAAACTCAAATGCACTTACAACAAATTAAAATTGAGCATAAACCTACAGTATCTCTAATGGCAATCTCTATTGATAATGTCCATAAAATACGTGAGTGGTCACGAGATCCATATTACGCAGAATACTTTAGAAGATATGCCCCTGAATTTACTTGGGGCGATGATGCTGCCGTTGCACACATGCACAGCGCATCTTTCTTTGTAAGAGTAGAAGATGAAATTGTAGGTATGGTTGGTTTTGCTAACTATGATCAACATAACAAACAAATTGAATACGGCATTTTGATGGAAAAAGATTGTCCAAACAAAGTTAAGGTAATATTTGAATCTGGTGAACTTGTAAAAGACTATGTTTTTAACTACCTAAACCTAGAAAAGATTTTTATACGAGTGCTTACCCATCGAAAAGAGATTAAAAGAATACTTGCTTTAAATGGTTTTAAACTAGACGGGCTTTTAAGAAACAACGTCTATTGGAATGGTAAAATGCACGATGAGTGGCTTTTTACACAGCTTAAGGGAGAATGGATATGACTGGATTAGAGGCAATCTGGATACCTATGGTTGCAGGCGCTGTCACTGGTGGTGGTGTCGCTGCGGCTAAGGGGGGTAGTTTTGGGGATATTGCAAAAGGGGCAGGTATAGGAGCTGCCGGTGGAGCTGTGAGTGGTGGTTTAGCTTCTGGTTTAGGTGCCGGCGGTGGAGCTATCGGAGGTTCAAGTGCTAATGCTGCTGCAGATGCAATTACAACTCCGCCTACTGATGGAGCAATTGCACCTAACTTAGCAAGCCAACAAGTTTCTGTACAAAATATCCCAGAAACACAACCTAATTTAATGGCTACTTTAAATAAAACGGCTATGCCAGTACCTGCTGGAATGCCTTCTTATGCGTTGCCACCAAATATGCAGGGTAGTGTAGAACAACAATTTACACCTGCTAATTTAAAACCGGAACCATGGCAAATGACAAATGAACAGGCTTTAGCTGTAGAACAGCAACCGACAACCAAGGGTAAAGGTTGGACTACAGCAGATTATATTAATGCTACAAGTTCTGCTGCAAATCTTGCAGCAAACATAGCTCAAACCCCTCCATCACCTCCGTCTCAAATAGCGCCAATGCCTGCTATTTTTAGCGGTCAAGGTGGAGATTTAATGCAACAACTATCACAATTATCGCAAGGATAAAGGAGAATTTATGGGTGGCGGACCAGAAGTAACAGAACAAAAAAATATATTAGATCCCCAATTACTACAAATGTATAAGGGGTATTTAACAGATTATCAATCTCAAATTGCTGGCGGAGTCGGTGGTGTGGGTGGTTATAGAAGTGCAGCAGAACAAGCTGCACAACAATTGCAAACCGGATTTACTCCTCAATTTTCTACTAGACCGGATGTAATGACTAGAGGTCTTGCATCCCAAGCTACTCAACAAATGGCGCAGCAAGCAGCAGCTCAAAGAGCAGCTATTGCACAGCAATTTAGGGGGCAGCCGGGAGCTAACATGGCTTTGCAACGGCAAATTGATATGCAATCTAGACTGCAAGCTAATCCTGTGCTATTTCAAGCTTTTCAACAGCAACAGCAAAGAGAGCAATTGCAAAATCAAGCTAGATTGCAAGCACAACAAGCTGGTAATCAAGCACTTATTCAGCAATTGGGTCTTAGAGCAGCTCCTCTTGAAGCTCAAAAAGCTTTACTTGGCTCTGTTGGTCAGGCTTTACAATTAACTGGAACACAACAACAAACTAAATATTAGGTGATATATGGGTGGACAAGATAACGCAAGCACATTAATACCGGCAATTTTAGGTCTTGGCGGTAATGTTACAGGTATCGCTGTAAATAGGCCGGGATTAGGTCAACCATTAACACAGTTTTCTCAACAAATGCAAGAGCGACAGCTAGAACAGCAAAGATTGGAACAACAGGCTCAACAAGAAGCTGTTAGAAGACAACAATCTGAAAGAAGATTGCAAATGCAAGAGGAAACTCAAAATGCCTATTTACAATCTTTAGGTTTAACCAGAGAAAGACAAGCACGAGGAGAACAAAGACAAGACAGACAATTGCAAATTGCTGAGCAAAGACTAAATTTGGCAAAAGAAAAGATTAAAGAAGACAATCAGCGCAAATTAAACATCGCAGCAGGTATTGGTAGACTTCAAAAAGCTGGACAATTTTTATCCCCTAGAGAATATGAGCAATTTGACGCCCTTCTTAAAGCTGGAGATATTGCTGCTGCCTCAAATTTTCTACAACAAAATGATCGGTTTGCTAGAATTAGGGATCTTCAAAATCAGGGAAAATTAACTGCCGATGGTTTTGACAAACAAGTTTCTAGTTTATATCCAGAATTATCTAGCGACGCATTAAAATCATTTACAAAAAGTGCAAGACAAACGTTTATTGAAGATCCGGGTTTTTTTAAATCTAAAAAATTAGTAGTGCAACAGCCAAGAGTTCAGGTGCAACAAGAAAATATTTCAGGAAATATTAATCTAAATACTCGACCAATTGTTAGAAATGCAGATGGTTCTATTTCTACAGTAAGATCTATGTCTTTTGAAGAAAATGGAAAACAAGTATTAATTCCAACTGTAAGCCAAGAGGGTAAAATAATGGAACCTGAAGAAGCGATTCAATATTATAAAAAAACAGGACAGCATTTAGGTATTTTTAATACGCAACAAGAAGCAGATAGTTATGCACAAAAATTACACGCGCAACAAGAAAAACAATACGGGTTACAAACACCCCAATTAAGAACGCCTGAACAAGAAGCACGATTACAAGAATTGAGACGCAAACAAGGTAGATAACTATGCCGTTGACTCCACAAGAAGAATTGGAATTAAAACAACTAGAATCTCTTGGAAGTAGTACAGGTTTGTCTCCAAGTGAACAAAAAGAATTAGAACAATTAGAATCTTTAGCTCCAGCACAACAAATCCCAACTTCTATACCAGTGTCTATGGAATTACCATCTCCTGAGCAAGTTAAATTGCCTTCAGGAAATGAAGCTTTAAAGCAGCAATCAGAACGGTTTAATCAAGCTTTTTTGTCTGGTACTTTAGCAATCCCTTCTCAGTTATTACAAGCCCAAACCCAATTTGAACAACAAATACCAGTAGTGCAACAGTTAAAGCAAATGGGTATTACTCAACCAACTTTGGCTGAAAGTGCTTTAGCAGCAATGCCAAAACCATTAGCAGAAACTTTGACTTTTGAACCACAAAATCTTTCAGAAACTGGTGTTCAAATAGCAGCAGGTTCTTTTGCGCCAGAAGCCGCAGTGTTGCAACCACAAACAGCTTTAAAACCACCAGTTACAGCTTTAAACCCCTCTGAATATGTCCCGGTATTAGAAAAGATGGCGTTAAAACCAAGCAAAGTTATTGGGCAAGAACTTGGTAAAACATTCGACAAATTAGAAAAAAGAAGACTTAATCTTCTTAAGCTTATAGAACGAGCTAATGCCGCTGAAAGACCTACAGAAGAATTAGCTACAAAATTAGAAGATATAGTAACAAAGCAAACACAAATAAAATCAGCAATAGATAATATTGCAATACCTGTTGCAGACCGCGTTAATATTGAACGCACTTTTGGTGTTAGAAATACCCCAGCAGATATTTATGATAAAGCTTTAACTACGTCTAAATTTGTTGATACTTTAGTAGAAAAAGGTGTTATAAAAAATAATAATGCCGACGGGATTAGGCAAGCAGTTTTTAATGAAGTTTTAAATGCTAATGGTATTTTTCCTGAAACTAAAAAAATTAGTAAATATGATATTTTAGGTGAAATTTTTAGGTGGAGTCAAGTTCAAAAACGTACTGGCGTTGGTACTGGTGAAATGGCCCAAGAATTGGTAAATGTAAAAACCAAAGCTGCAAATTACAGGCAGGATCAAAGAAAAATTTTAAGTTCTCTTTATAAACAAGCTATAGATTCCGGTGTTGATCCTAAAACAATGTTACAAGATTTACAATATTTTATAACTCAACCTGATGGTTCTATTATATTTAATCCAAAACCCGTTCCAATTCCGGGTAAAGTGATGATTCCTGAAACAACAAAAAGATTTACAATGCAACAAGAAAATGCATTAAAAAATGTACGAGTTTATTTAGACTCTGTTGCTGATGATTTAAAATTACCCAAACTTCCCGGCTATATACCTATTAGAGAATTACCAACTTTAGAAAATATCTCAACAAAAACCTCTGTACAAGCTAATAAATACCCTGCTCTTGCTCAAGCCAGAAAATCTGGTTTATTTAACCCCGCTGTACACGAAACAGACTTTGCTAATGTTATGCAACGGTACGTTGCTGAAGCAAGTCGTCAAAAGTTTATTGGTCCTGCTTTAGAGGGGGGTGTGGATATATTAAACCAGCTTAAACTTTCTGGATTGACGAATGAGGCAGATGCTTTTAATAGATATTTAGCGGACGTTCTTAATATTGATTCTCAAAAAACTGCATCGCAACTATTTGGTACTTATAAAACACAGCAAATTAAACCTTTAATTGATCAATTTGTTCGTGTTGTTCCAGAAGCAGACACTGTAGCAACCGAAATCTCCGATGCAGCCTCAAGAGCAATGTATAATAATACCGTAGGGGTTAATCCTAAAACTTGGTTTAATCAATTGTTACAAGCCCCTTTATTTGGCAGCATAGAACTTGGACCTACATGGTGGGCAAGCGGTGCTAAAGACATGGCTAAGGGTATTTTAGGTCTTGGCAAAGAAAGAATGAAACAGGCAAAAAAGATTTTGCAAGCTTCCTTAATTAAAGACACAGCTAACTTAGAAGAACAATTTACAAAGGCCCCTAAAAGCAAAATTGCAAAAGCTATAGATTTTATAAATGCACCGCAAGCGTGGGTAGCAAAAAAAACTATGGGTGCTGGAGAATCTGGTAACCGACTTCAAACTATATTAGGAGCACAGAATAAATTTGAAGCTTATTGGAATCGTGGTGGTCAACAAGCTATAAATTCTCTATTAAATGAGTCTGCTCTTACAACAGCTCAAAGAGAAATGGTGAGTAGGGCTTTTATTTCTGGTGGTGTAGAAAATGCAAGAGATGTCTATGCTTTGTTAATTACACAGCGAGTTAATTTTACATACAGTGTAGCAGACAAGCCAGAACTTCTTAGAAGCACTATAGGTAAATTATTTCCTTTTACTACTTATGCAAGAAATATTTTAGCAAGAAATGCTGAAGCTGTCGCAGAAGGAAAACCTTTATACCTTGCAAAACAAATTGTTTATCCATTATCGGTGTTAGCTGTTTTTGACGCCTTTACTGATAAATCATTACCTAGTGGTACTTTACCAGCAGAAAGTGTTATAGATCTTGTTTCTCGCGGTATAACAGCAACACCATTTATTATTGCCAAAGATCCATTAAAAACATTAACGCCTATCCCTAAAGGTCTTATTAAATTAACTACTGAAGATGGTATTGAATTAGATATTGACAAAGCTATTGAACTAATGTATAAAAAAGCTGATGTATTTCCAAACTCAAGTGAATCAAAATACAAGAAGTTTTACGAATTTATGGGAGGATGATAGTATGGCAGAATATTTACCGCCTTATATGTGGCAAGCAACACAGCAAGTTATACAACGACAGCCGCAACAGCAACAAGTTATACCCACTGATTTAGTTCAAGAACAAATAAATTTAGAAAATTCTTCTTTACCGACAATAACAAGACAAGAAAATAAACCAAAACAAAAAAACAGCGACTTAATAATTCCAGAAGTTCCTAATAATGGAATATATAATGCAGAGACAAAAACAACAACAGAATTTATACCCAAAGGTAAACAATTAAATACCTATAAAAATTTAATTACAAGCGGATTAGACCCAAAAATAGCTGCTAAAAAATTTTTTAATCAGTATGGTCAAAATGTAGTAAGTGCTACGCCAGAAGGTAAAATAGTAATACAAGATCTTTTTAAATCATACCCTTCAATAGATGCCTTTGCGGAAGACAAAGTAAAATTACTTAAAAACTACGGATTAGGTAATAAACCAGTATCAACTGAAGAATTTGGAAAACAATTAGAAAAACGATACGCTACACAAACAGATAAAAGTGGTAATAAAATATATGCAAAGCAAATTGTGGGTACAGAAAAAAGAGCATCTGCTACTATAGATGTAATAATAAACCCTAATTTATCTCAAGAAGAAAAAATGAACGCTCTTGTTGGTAAAAATGGTGTATTAACTGTAGGTAATAGTTTTCATGGCAGTATTAAAACTAAAAATGGTAAACTTGATTCTGACAAATTAAAACTGCTTGTAGAAAATGCCCCTATTGCTTGGGAAGCTGCTCAAAAAATGAGTTCTTTACTTAATGACACAGTTTCACCAAAAACATTATTTGCTCAAATGGCAAATGAAACTGCGTATTTTACAAAACCAGTGGCAAATTACAATTTATCAAGTATTAAAATAACAAATGCGGATAGAGAAAAATTACAGTCTGCCAATATACTCAAATCAATAGGACTTTTACCAGAATGAACTTTCAAGATTTTTTAGATATTATTAGCGCCTTATTTACAATCATTGGCGCACTCAAAGTCATTGCAAGGTATACGCCTTGGAAATGGGACGATCTCATCCTAGACTTTTTGGATTTACCTATGAGATTTTTAAGAAAGAAGGATAAAGATGAAAGCTGAAGAATTGCTTCATAAAATAGACAAGCGTCTAGCTGTGCTTGAAGCTCTTAGTAAAGCACATG